CGATACGGCTTCCGTGCCTCGACTGCTGTCGGACGTAACTGCGTATTGGCCTGGCGAAGCGGACGAAATCACCGCTTCTGACGCTGGTCTCGGTGCAGCTGAGTTGGTCGCTCGCAAGCTTGCTTGCTTGACGAAGGTCTCGACGGAACTTGACGAAGATTCGGTTGTTGACATTGCCGAAATGATCACGACCAGCATGGCTTACTCCATGGCTGACAAGGTTGACGAAGCGTTGTTCAATGGTGACGGGACATCGACCTATGGCCACGTCCTTGGCATCAAGAATGCTTTGAGTTCGTCGGCGATCCATGACGCTGCGTCTGGTAACACTGGTGCCATCACGCTCGACCTGGACGACTTTGAAGCCGCTGTCGGAAAGTATCCTCAGTACGCTGGGGCGTCTCCGCGTTGGTTCATGCACTCGGCAATCTACTGGAATGCGTGTGCACGTCTGATGGCTGCCGCTGGTGGCAACACGATTGCAGACCTGGGCAGCGGTCCAGTGATGCAGTTCCTTGGGTATCCGGTTGTCTTCACGCAAGTGATGACAAGCACTGCGACTGCTTCGGCCAGCACGATCCTAGCGTATTTCGGCGACTTGTCGCTCGGATGCACGCTCGGCGTTCGTCGTGGTGTTCGTACTCAGGTATCGACTGATCGGTACTTCGAGAACGACTTGATCGGCATCAAGTGTACGGAAAGGCTTGCGATCTCTGTCCATGAGCGTGGCGACACGATCCGCAACCGACCGATCATCGCACTTAAGACCGCAGCAAGCTAATCCACTGTTCCTCCCAGTGGAACCAGCCCGCTAGCTGGTAATGCTGGCTAGCGGGCATTTTCAACGAGCAAACTCCTTAGGGATTCAAAACAATGCAATACGAGCAAACTGGTTACGACAGCGTCATGTTGGCACCGATCACGGCTGCCACCACTGCACGCACTGCGAACCTGGATACCCAGGACGCAAACTTTGCCACCATTCGAGTTATCCTCGGTGCCGAAGCAAACACGAACAGCACGAATGTTGCGATTCAGTTGTCGGAGTCTGACGACACGACGGCTACCAACTTCGCGACGTTCGATTCGGCGTTCAACCGAACGGTTGACAATACCGCTGGCGTGGTCGCGACGAATTTCGTCGATCTTCGTGGTCGCAAGCGATACCTGCGAATTACCGTCACTCCTGACACCACCACTAACGGTGCTGTCTTGAGTTCGGTCGTTGGGACGCTTTACAAGAACGTCCAAAGTTCAACGCTGACTGATTACGGCGACGTAAAGGTCGGCTAGTTGTTTTTGGTTCCACGGGAGGAAACAGATGGAATCACGTAATGTGACGGTAGCGGCAATTATGACCGCTCCGCGGTATGAGTGCGTGTCAGCACGCAATCAGATCGAACGAGCGTTTCATGAGGCAGGCATTCCGCTGACCATTAGCGGAGGCGTTTTCTATCATCAGTGCATGCAGATGATGATGGAAGGACTGATCGGAAAGGTTGACTATATCCTGACCGTTGATTTCGATTCGATTCTGACTGTGAAGCATATTCGCCGGCTTTTGTCAGTGATTGCACAGCAACCGGAAATTGACGCACTTGCTGCTATTCAGCCGATGCGTGGGAAGAAAAGGATGCTGGGGTCAACTTACGAAGGCGGAGAAATGAAGTGGGAAGGGTTTCCGCTGAAAGTTGATTCCGCTCATTTCGGACTAACAGCGATCGACGCGAAGAAACTGGAGCGGATGGAAAAGCCGTGGTTTCTGGCAGTGCCAGATAAAGACGGTGGCTGGGGTGATGACAGAGTAGACGCTGACGTGTGGTTCTGGCGGCAGTGGGAAAAAGCGGGAAACTCGGTGTACATCGATCCTGGGTGCAGGCTGGGGCACATGGAAGAACTGGTCAGCGTTTACGACAGGTCGATGAAATTGCACCGGATGTATATGGGTGAGTGGCAGGAATCTGCGGATGGGATGGTTGACTGATGTTCATACGACTGTTGAAGCCGTGGAAGCGGCTGCCTGTCGGTCATCGGATGGTGGTCGGCGACGGTGTTGGAAACTTGCTGTGCGAAAGAATGGGGATCGCTGAACGTGACGACGACCTACACATTGACGCGAATGCAGGGACCGAGCACGGAACCAGTGACACTCGCAGAAGCGAGGGACCAATGCGAAATCGCCGCAAGCGACAGCAACCACGATACGAAGCTGACTAGGTACACGCAGGCAGCACGAGAGCAGGTTGAGCACGACACAGGCTACGCACTGGTCACGCAGACCTACACACTATACCTGTCTGAATTCCCAACCAATGATGAGATCGTCCTGCCGGTCCGTCCGGTCCAGTCTGTCTCGTCAATTACCTATTACGATCTAGCGGACGCACAGCAGACACTCGCCACCACGGTCTACGGACTCGATACGGGCCGGCGTGCGGTGTACCTGAAGAATGAGCAGGAATGGCCTGACACAAATGACCAGTGGAACGGAATCGCTGTAACGTTCATCGCTGGCTACGGTGCGGCATCCAATATCCCAGCAACGCTACGGCAGGCCGTTCTGTGCAAGGTCGCTGAGCAATTCACAGACAGAGGCGACGGAGACGGACAGGTCAACCCGTGGTCAACCGCATACGAGCGGATCGTTCGCAAAGTAGCCAATCCGCACTATCCGTGAGTCGATAAATGGCAGTCATAGTAAATGGAGCGACATTCTCGACGAAGATCGGAGCAACCGTGCTAAGTGGCACAGGGGCCGATTTTTCGTTTTCTGAAGCGTTCACGCACACACTGAAGGACTCCAGCGGAAACTTTTTGTTTGACCGCGTGTTCGCGTTGCTGGATTACAGCCTGACTGTTGCTGCTGGCAATCTAAACGTCGATTTGTACGACCTGGGGACGCTCAATGTCGGTGCTGGTGCCGGTCAAGACAATCTAGGACTTGCACACGCGAACGCTCGTATAGTGGCGATTGGGATCCGCAACCAAGTCGCCAGCGGAGGCGGGACGTTGCGAATTGATCAGGTGGGGGTCGGTAGTGCTGCATGGGAAGGACTGTTCCACGGTTCAACGTCTTTCGACATGGCACAGGGTGCGTTCATCCAAGCTTACCTCGGCGAAAGCGGAAAGACGGTAACGGACTCGACCGACCATATCCTGCGATTTGCCGCACAGTCGGCGACGTGCACGATGGATCTCATTTTCTACAGCAAACAAACCTGATGCCTCCACGACGCAAGATATCGACACGACGGCACAGAGCGACGGCGAAGCTGCACAACGGCAACTTTGACGGTCACGGAACGCCAACGTACACGTCGAGCGTAGATTGGACGGAAGTTGTAACGGCATGGCCGTGCGAGTTGCTGTCAGTGGCAGGTGGAGAGTCAATCCGTGGTCGGCAGGTGGCGGCGGAAACGTCACACATCCTGTTTGGCGAGTTCCACGGTGGAAAGGCAATCACGCCGGATTGTAAGGTCGAGGTGGCAGGGCCTGACGGGCAGATTGTGACGTATGGCGTTGTCACTGCATACGACATGGACGGCGACAACCGTGAGTATCGCGTGGAGTTGACACGGGAGGTAAACCCGTAATGGAACGCAGCATCCTCAAAACGTCAGTCGGTAAAGGCGGAAAGGTCCGAATCGAGATCACGGAGAGCGGTAGGCAAGAGACCGACAAACTGCTTGCCAACATGCCGCTGGAGCTTCGCGAAAAGCAACTGAAGGGAGCTATTCGAGCGGCAGCGAAAGTGTTCATCAAAAAGGCAAAGGCACTGGCACCGCCACCGGGATACGTTGGCGACAAGCCGGACAAGATGTCACTTCGGGATTCGATCGCTGTCAAAGTCAAGGCGTACCAAACGACGGTTGCAGGTTTCGTTGGTCCGCGTCGTCCGTACGGGAATCATGCTCACCTGATCGAGTTCGGCTTCGATCAGCACTACGTGACGCTTGGAACAACTGGCATCAAGAAGAAACGCAAGACGCCAAATGCAATCCCGAAGAAGCCGTTCATGCGTCCGGCCGCAATCAGCACACTGAAAGACCAGGAGCAAGCGTTCGTCAACCACTTGAGGAAGGGGATCGGCGAGCTTGCCTGACATCACTGCATCGATTCGCACACTGACGCTAGCAGATACGACCGTTGCCGGACTTGTCGGAACGCGGATGTATTCGGATGTGCTGCCGCAG